CTACATTAAACGTACCCTAAATCGTACCCCATACCATTAAAAAAATTATTTACGTTCAATTACAGGTAGTTATATGCGGTTATTGGTGCCCAAGGAGAGATTCGAACTCTCACGCCCGTGAAGGCGGGGGATTTTGAATCTGCTAGATGCTTGTAAATAAACGGTAATTTGTCCGAGCACTGTTCCATTTCAAATCTTTAATAGCTCGTTTTCCGAGCACATTTATTTAAAGGATTTGAGATGAAAGCCAGCTTATATAGGCAACAAGAACTAATTGAATTGCAGTGTCGTGAAGACACCATCGGTCGCTTTAAAAGTGACCTTACAAACAAAATCCAAACAGGCGAAGAAAGTGCCACCTATTACGGTTCACCTCTGATGAAACGAGCGATAGAACCGTTCGTTGAATTGATACAGCGTGAACTAGATGCAGCCCTCATTGGTAAGGTTGGGAAGCGTCAGATTGCGATGGAACACATCTCTACGATGCCCGTTGCAACGGTTGCATTCATCGCAACCAAAACCATCATCGACCGCATCACTGGTAAGCGCACTCTTCAAGATTGTGCTGTGACCATTGGTACAGATTTGGATGATGAAAGACTGCGCATCGCCTTTGAGGCAGAGCATCCATTTCTGTTTAAGAAGATTACCAAAGAGGCAAGCGACAACCGCAAACGCCGCCAGCAGAACATGAAGGGTGCTTACAACCGCTACAGCCAGAAATGGTCAGGGTGGTCAAAGAGCGACAAGCTGCACATCGGCATGAAACTTATTGAACTGTTCATTGATGCTACAGGTTTTGTTCGTGTCGACACCCGCTGGGCTACCAAAAACAAAAGCGAAAAGATTTTGGTCGCTACGCAATCTGTTTGCGAGTTTGTCGAAAAGAACCGTGGATTGGCGTCAGTGCTGAATCCAATTCGTCTGCCGATGGTTGTACCGCCACAAAAGTGGACCTGTTCGAATGATGGGGGGTATCTGACGCATCACGTCAAACCGTTGTCCTTCGTAAAAACAGACAATCGCAACTACCTTGAAGAACTGGATGGTATGCGTGACCAAATGCAGGATGTCTTTGACGCTGTAAACACAACTCAAGAGACGCCCTATGCCATCAATCCGTTCACTTTTGTAGCTTTTGAAATTTTGTTTGAAAGCGGCCTTTCGGTTGCTGGGTTGCCAGCGCGTGAAGATTTGCCAACGCCGCCCTGTCCTATCGAAAAAAATCAGGACACAAAAAATTTAAGCGATGCTGACAAAGAGCGTTTCAAAAAATGGAAGTCCAAGGCACGGGCTGTCTACGAGGAAAACATTAGGACAGCCTCACGTCGACTGTCTGTGGCCATAACGCACAACATCGGCAAACAGTTTGTGAAGTATGACCATATATACTTTCCGCACAATTTGGATTGGCGTGGGCGCATGTACCCTACACCAATGTTCCTGAACCCTCAGGGTAATTCGTTGGCAAAGGGACTGCTTCAGTTTGCTGATGGTAAACCATTGGGCAGCGAGGAAGCTGCTGCTGAGTTTTTGATACACGGTGCGAACTGCTTTGGGTTTGACAAAGGTTCGATGCAGGAACGTGTAGACTGGGTTGCAGAAAATCATGACGCCATTCTGCGTTGTGCAATGAGTCCGATTGATAACTTGTGGTGGGCTAAAGAGGCTGACGACCCGTGGTGCTTCCTTGCTTGGTGTCACGAATACGCTGGTTACGTTGAGCATGGGTTTGACCACGTGTCCTACCTACCCATTGCAAAGGATGGTTCGTGTTCTGGCTTGCAGCACTTTTCAGCAGCCCTGCGTGACCCTGTTGGTGGCAGTGCAACTAACCTAGTGCCATCAGATAAACCTGCTGACATCTACCAGACGGTCATCGACCGCACCATTGAGGCTGTGAAAGCAGACTTGGGTGGTGAGCAAAGTCATTTGGCGCAGATGTGGTTGTCCTATGGCATGACCAGAAAGACAGCTAAACGTTGCACGATGACAAGGGTGTATGGTTCGACGCTCTATTCTGCCAAAGACTTTGTGCTGGAATACATCGTTGATACGGATGAAAAGCGTAAAGCTGAGGACCCAGCCTACAAAAGCATTCTTGCTGGGCATGAGTTCGAAGCCTCTGTTTATCTCGCACGTCACATATGGGACAGCATCAACAACACTGTGGTTGCCGCCAAGGTGGCGATGGATTGGTTGCAAGACATCGCTTCTATCCTAGCCAAGGAAAACATTCCTATCTGGTGGAACACGCTTGATGGTTTCCCTGTCATGCAGAGTTACGCTGACTACAGAGGTCGTCGTGTAAAGACAAAGCTGGGTGATACGCTGGTGTATCTGACTCTTCGTGAAGAGTTGCAGAACAAACTGAACAGCCGCAACCAGCGCAATGGCATCAGCCCTAACTGGGTCCACAGCAACGATGGTTGTCACCTACGGATGACCGTGAACTTAGCGAAGGCAAATGGTGTCAGCCATTTCGCAATGGTTCACGACAGCTTCGCCTGTCACGCCAGTGATGTACCAATGCTGGGTGCATGTATCCGTGAGGCGTTCGTTGATTTGTACGTCAACAACGACCCTCTCGCTTCGTTCCTATCGGAAGTACAGGAACTGACGCAGGATGACCTTCCACCCTTGCCAGAAAAAGGAACGCTAGACGTAGAGCAAGTACGCGATAGCGAGTTCTTTTTCTCATAATAACAGTTGTTAAGGGGCTGCTTCGAGTTCGGTTGCACTATGGCTAGTAGAAGGATTTTTACATGCCAAGCAAATCTATCGAAGCACTTCTACACACTGCTGAACATCTTAACAGGTGCGGTTATCCCGTGCCTGTCGATGTTCTTTCCCGACTGCTGGAAGCAGGTGTTTCAATTAAAAAATTTACATAAGGATTATTTCATGGCTCGTACAACGCGCATTCAAATCGTTACACCTAAAGGCACTGCTGTTTACCCTTGGCTTAACCGTCCAGACACCAAGTTCTCTGACGATGGTGAGTACAAGGTAACGCTGAAGGTGCCAGCAGAGGACGCTCAAGACCTCATCAGTAAACTGGATAATATCTTAGACGAATATCTGTCTGAGCAATCCAGCAAAGACCCTAAGGTCGGTCGCTTTAAAACGAACGCACCTTACGAAGAGGAAGTCGATGACAACGGCAACCTTACAGGCAACTACCTATTCAAGTTTAAACAAAAGGCAAAGGTGCATACCAAAGACGGTCGCACCATCGACATGAAGGTCGCATTGTTTGACGCCTCACGCACCCCTACTCAAGCTGCTGTAGGTGGTGGGTCAGAACTTAAAGTTGCCGCCACAGTGTGGCCGTATGTGATGCCAGCAACAAAATCTGTTGGCCTCTCACTGCGTCCATCGGCTGTGCAAATTTTATCGCTGGTTTCATTGTCGTCAGGCGTGGCCAATGTCTTCGATGTTGAAGATGGGTTCACTGACGATGGAACAACAGAGCAAGTAACAGAGGATACAGACGAAGAGTATGCGGCAACTGACTTTTAAGTTAGGCGGCGGCTCTCTCACACGATCTGATGTTCTTGGTTTACAGCATGGGTGGCGTTCAGGACTTGAAAAGTTTGTGGGCGCATCCCTTTCAGACAGAGGCATCTCATTTGAGTATGAACAGCACAAGCTGAAATACACTGTGCCTGAACGGGTGGCGACGTACACGCCTGACTTCTATGTCACCACCCGCTCTGGCAAACTTATTATAATCGAGACGAAGGGTCGTTTTGTTACGGCTGACCGTCAGAAGATGCTGCTTGTAAAAGAGCAACATCCTGAACTGGACATTCGAATGGTTTTCTCAAACCCGAATGCCCGTATCTCTAAAAAATCAAAGACGACTTACGCTGCGTGGTGCGAGAAGCATGGCTTCCCGTATGCAGCCAAGGACGTCCCTGAGGACTGGATAAATGAATGAATAGCGATGACGTCAAATACATTGTTGTCCATTGCTCCTACACCCCTGCCAAAATGAACGTTGATGCCGCCACTATTGATAGATGGCATCGTGAAAAAGGTTGGCGTGGCATTGGTTATCACAAGGTTATTCTGCGTGATGGCACAGTAGAAGATGGGCGACCATTAAACCAGCAAGGCGCACACGTTCGTGGACTGAACGCATCATCCGTTGGGGTGGTGATGGCAGGTGGTATGAACAAGTCCAAAGATGGACCTGAGATTAACTACACGGACGAACAATACGCTGCGCTGCGTGAACTGTTAGACGACCTAACAGAAAACTATTTCCCACTTGCCAAGGTTAAGGGTCACACCGACTTTGACAAAGGAAAGACCTGCCCAAATTTTGACGCAGGAAAGTGGTATGAGACAGGTGAAATTGTCCCAACCATTTGAACCAAAGGCTCACCCAACGGTGGGCCTTTCTTTTTAGAACCTGATTACAAGGAAAATTTTATGAAACGTATGACACAAACACAAAAAGTTATCAGCCACTTGATTGACCACGGGTCTATTACACCCCTTGAGGCACAGAGTAATTATAACATCTGGCGTCTTGCAGCGGTCATTCACAAGCTGAAGAAAGCTGGCGTAAAGATAGCCAGCGAAATGCGTACAGCCCCTTCAGGTGCCAAGTATGCCGTCTACTCATTCGCCTGATAGCGAGTTTCTCTATCACGATAGCTGCCCGTCCTGTGGAAGTTCCGATGCAAGGTCCATCTACAGCGACGGGCATTCTTATTGTTTCTCATGCCATGCCTACACGCATGGCGATGAGGTTGAACCACAGGAGAAACCGCGAATGAAGACAGACCTTTTACCTATCACCGACATCCAGTCCCTGCCCCGTCGAGGTATTACCGAAGAGACGTGCCGCAAGTTTGGATACGGGCTGGGTGAATACTATGGTGAGCCTGTCCAAATTGCGACCTACTGCGATGAGACAGGTAAACCCGTGGCGCAGAAGGTGCGCTTCAAAGACAAATCGTTCAAGTTCTTGGGCGATACCAAGGCTGCTGGCCTCTATGGTCAGCACCTATGGCGAACTGGTGGCAACATGGTCGTTGTCACAGAGGGCGAAATAGACTGCTTAACCATGAGCCAGTTGCAAGGTAATAAGTTTGCGACTGTATCAATACCGACAGGTGCGGCTGGTGCTAAGAAAGCATTGGCAAAGCACATCGAATGGCTCGAAAGTTTTGACCGCGTCGTACTGTTATTCGACATGGATGAGGCTGGACGCACAGCAACAAAAGAAGTTGCGCAGATGCTGTCGGTAGGCAAAGCCCACATCGCCACCCTACCCCTCAAAGACCCTAACGAAATGCTGATGGCAGGTCGTGGGTCTGAAGCGATAGACGCAATGTGGGGGGCAAAGTCTTACAGACCAGACGGCATTATTGCTGGTGCTGATATGTGGGACACAATCATTGAAGAGGATACACGCCCAACCGTGCTGTACCCCTATGATGGTCTGAACGATAAGACCTTAGGAATGCGGCGGGGTGAACTGGTTACAATTACGGCTGGTTCTGGCGTGGGTAAAACACAAATCTGTCGAGAGATAGCCTACCATCTGCTGAACGAAGGGCAGACGATTGGCTACATAGCCCTTGAAGAGAACACCAAACGCACAGCCTTAGGGCTTATGGGTTTGGACGTGAACATTCCTCTACACATAGACAAAGAAGGAGTTTCACATGCCGTTCTTAAATCCGCTTTCGCTAACACTGTTGGCTCTGGTCGTGTTTATCTCTACGACCACTTCGGCTCTCTGGCTACGGACAATTTGCTCAACAAAGTGCGATACCTTGCAAAGGGTTGTGACGTTGGGTGGATTATCCTCGACCACCTTTCTATCGTTGTATCTGGTGTTGATGACGGTGATGAACGTAAAGCTATAGACGTCATCATGACCAAGCTGCGTTCTCTTTGCGAAGAGACAGGCATTGGTTTGATACTTGTATCGCACTTGAAGAAACCATCAGGCGACAAAGGTTGGGAAGACGGGCTACAGATTAGCCTCAATTCCCTTCGCGGTTCCGCTGGTATCGCACAGTTGTCCGACATCTGCATTGGTGTCGAACGCAACCAGCAAGGCGACAATCCTGACGTATCCCTCATCCGTGTGCTGAAGAACCGCTTCACGGGCGAGACAGGGATTGCCACACACCTTCACTACAATCGTGAAACAGGACGCATGACAGAGGTCGCAGACCCCAATGCGTTCCAAGATGAAACCCAAAACGAATTAGTCGAGCAGGACTTTTAATGAAAAACATACTCTTTGATATTGAAACTAACGGCCTCCTAGACGAGGCCACCGTCTGTCACTCACTGGTGCTTCTTGATTTAGACACTGGTGAGTTGATGTCATGCGCTGACAAAGAAGGATATATGCCTATTCACAGAGGCTTAGAGTTCCTTCTTAAAGCTGATAAAATTGTTGGCCACAACATCCAAGCCTTTGACATACCTGCCTTGGAAAAACTTTATGAGGTATCATTCCATGCCTGATATATTCGACACCCTAATCATGTCACGCCTTGTCTGGTCGGACCTAAAGCAAAACGATTTTAGGTACGTCAAAAAGAACAAGGACTTTCCAACAAAACTCATTGGCTCCCATTCCCTTGCGGCATGGGGGATGCGGCTCAACAACCTCAAGACTGACTACCAAGGTGGTTGGGAAAGATGGACTGAAGAGATGCAAAAGTATTGCGAACAGGACGTTTATGCGAACCTGACTCTCTACGAACGCATCATGAGCAAAGAACCCAGTGCTGAATCTACACAGCTTGAGCATGACTTTGCTGCCATCATCCGCAAGATGGAAGCAGTTGGGTTTGCCTTTGATGAAACCAAGGCACATGCCCTACTTGCTCAACTACAGTCTCGCAAAGCATTGCTTGAGGGACAGTTGCAGCAAGCCTTTCCACCGTGGGAAATACGTGAACCTTTCATTCCAAAGGTAAACAACAAGACACGCGGCTATGAAAAAGGCGTACTGACATACAAGGTCAAAGAGGTTGTGTTCAACCCTGCTTCTCGTGACCACATCGCTGACCGCCTAAAAGAAATGCGTGGTTGGAAACCAACAGAGTTCACCGCCAACGGCAAACCAAAGGTGGACGAAGAAGTGTTGAAGCGTCTGGATTATCCTGAGGCTGCATTGCTTGTTGAGTATTTATTACTGAACAAACGCATTGGTCAGTTGGCGACAGGTCAGAACGCTTGGTTGAAGCTGGTAAAGAATGGTCGCATTCACGGTCACGTCATTACCAATGGGGCAGCTACAGGCCGTTGTACACATAACCGCCCCAACATCGCACAGGTTCCCAGTGTTGGCGCACACTATGGCAAAGAATGCAGAGCGTTATTTCACGCTGGCGATGGCTACAAGCTGGTGGGTGCTGACCTATCAGGCTTAGAGTTACGTTGCCTTGCACATTACATGGCACGTTTCGATGATGGCGCATACGCTGAAGAGGTTGTGAACGGTGACGTCCACACAGCCAATCAGAAAGCGGCTGGGCTACCAACTAGAGACAATGCAAAGACCTTTATTTATGGGTTTTTGTATGGTGCTGGACCTGCAAAAATTGGGTCTATTGTTGGCGGTAGTGAGAAGGAAGGTAAGCGGCTCATCAATAAGTTTATGAAAGCCACCCCTGCCATCAAGCAACTACGTCAGGCAGTGAGCCAAGCGGTAAAACAAAAAGGTCATCTCATTGGATTAGATGGACGTGTTCTTCCTATTCGGTCTGAACATGCAGCACTGAACACACTGTTACAGAGTGCTGGTGCAATCCTGTCTAAACGAGCAACGGTTATTCTATACGATATGCTCGACGATATGGGCTACGAGTTCGGTAAAGACTGGGCTTTGGTCGCACACATCCACGATGAGATGCAGATTATAGCCAAAGAGGAAATTGCAGACATTGTCGGAAAGCAAGCAGTCGAAGCGTTCGAAGCTGCTGGCGAGTACTACGACTTCCGTTGCCCAATTACAGGGGAATACAAAGTCGGAGACAACTGGGCAGACACCCACTAGCCAAAAGCAAAGGCGCAACCAACGGCGTCTGATAATGGTTCTCTACAAAGGCGGCAGATGTGAACGGTGTAAACAATCGTTTCCCTATGTCGCCTTTGACTTCCATCATCACGACCCCAAACAAAAATCGTTCCCGCTATCACAGCGTCACATGGACAGACGGCTGGAACACCTGCGAGACGAAGCAGATAAATGCCACTTATTATGTGCGTGTTGCCATCGCCTCGTTCATTTCAACAGCGAACCACGGTTCCTGAAATGCTAATAGATAGTTTTTGGTTTACTGTTGTTTGTTCGTTGTAATTTCGAGACATTCCATTCTTACTGGCTCTTTGCCAGCTTCAGGCTGAAATATGAAATAGGTTGAATCAAAAGTCTTTTCATATTTCGTGGTAAAGTTTTGAGAGGTTGTTTTTAAAAATTCTAACACCGTCTCTTCGCAACTTTCACGTGTTTGAAAGGTATCAGTTCCTTTCTGCAAAATAGGCAAATCTGAATTTGTGGCCATCATTATTACAACGAAAAATTTCTCCATAAACTTTTCCTTTTCTTCAAACCTAACACAAAATTTTAATGAGGAAATATATGATTGATTGTGAGTTCATGTCATGCATGGGCGATGACGACCTTGTGGTCGACGCAGCCCGTGTCTCTTTTAACAAGCAAGCTGGTAACTATAGCGACAGCCGCAACGACAGCTTGATAAACTTTCTTGCGAGAGAAAAGCATTACGCCCCCTTCTCTCACCCACACGCCACGTTCCGCTGCACGGCTCCAATCTTTGTCGCCAGACAATTGGCAAAGCATCAAGTCGGCGGGACGTGGAATGAGGTAAGCCGTAGATACGTGAAGGATACGCCATGGTTTTGGCAACCTGTCCACCTACGTGCCGCTGGGCCTGACATCAAACAGGGTTCCCTGCCAGACGCACATAGACGCAGCGATGAGTTCATCGAAGACTACAACGAGATTTGCATTGATGCAGTCGCGCTGTACCAGAAGATGGTGAACGCTGGTGTCTGTGCAGAACAGGCACGTGCGGTGCTTCCTCAAAGCACAATCACTGAATGGGTTTGGACAGGCTCACTGTTGTTCTGGTCCCGTGTCTACAACCTGCGTTCAGCCCCTGAAACCCAACGTGAAACACAGCAGTTCGCTGACCTTCTAAGTGAGCATATGGCCGCATTGTTTCCAACATCATGGGAGGCACTTACAAATGCATGATGATTACGA